TCAGAATCAGGAGTACGTATTCCTTTTCATATAACATTGGCTAGTTCTGGTGCTGGTGTAGGACATCAAACTTTATTTGTTGAAGCATATGATGGAACTCATCATGTAGAACCGGCACCAACGTTTGGTCTATCTGGATTAAAAAGTATTTTTCATTCTGTTATAGTACCTCAAAATACTTTTGCCCATTGGGTTGTAAGAAATTCAGGATCATTGCTACAAATATTTTGTAATGGCGAAAGTGATAATGGTAGTATTTCAGGTTCATTACCTCATCATACAACAGCAAATACTGCAGATATAACAATTGGTTCGCGAACAGTTGATTTTAACGAAACAAAGGACATTCAAATAGCTGAGTTAAGAATGTATGATTATGCTGTATCT